CGCAAGAGCCTCACCAACTGGAATATTGGCAAGTGCTCCCATCGCTTCCTTACCAACTTCCTTATCAGTCAGCATCTTTCCAAGCGATCCCCACAATCCTTGACCCTTTAATCCCTCAATATCTCTCATTCTATCAAAAGCACTTGAAGCCGCATACGCCCTACCTGCTCCACCCAACATNCTTTGCANATTTAANCCTCTTCCTTCAGCTAAATCACTTCCACCCTTGAGAGCAGCACCTATTCCTGCCTTAGCTAATCCAGACAACCCACTAACGCCTGGAATGAAGCTAAGTGCCATGGGTGCTGCCTTCAGTGCAAACTTACCTAGTCCCTTCAGGAATCCCCCTATTCCATAACCGGGAACTCCTCCAGATGCATACATCGGCACATAGCCACCACCTGCTAGACCAACAATACCACCATGTGCCCGACGCCTGCTCCATTCCGGTGCCCATTGTGCCTCTCCGGCCCCACCTAACGGTGTTCCCTCTAAAAGATCTCTTGGCGACGGACGCCTGCTCCATTCCGGTGCCCATTGTGCCTCTCCAGATCCACCTAACGATACTGCGTCTAAAAGATCTCTTGCCGATACTTCTCTACGCCCCATGGAACCAACATCAGAAGCCGTCAGTGCATCAGCAGCCCTGATATTTCTGAATCGTGGATCTGAGATACCACCGGATAGTGCTTCCGCAAGTCTCTCTTCAGGAGACCTGTGCAATCTGCTTACTTCTGGAGCAATAAGATCACCAACATCAACATCCATATCTCCACGCAACATAGCTGATGCTAGTTCTCTATCTCCAAGCTCATCTTGTACTCGTGAAGGAGATGAAGGCCGTCTAAGACTAGATAGATAAGAATCGTCGGTAGTTAATCCAAGTAGATTTTGATATTGGAGATCACGGCCAGGTTCCTGTAACTCAATTGGAACATCATCCCGTCTATCCACTTGCGAAGGCCGGAACCCACTACCTGCTAAAGAAAAAGGCTCTTCTTCTCTTCCTAAATTTGCGATAGCATCCTGAAGTGATCCGTCAACTGCAAGAGAAGGCGGCAAATCAGGATACGAAGGTCCAGGCTCATGATCATCAGGAAGAAGCATAGGAGGTCTCCATTCCTGCTCTTCTGGTCCCCTAAGACTAATTTCTGGCCGTGGTAACTGAACATCTATACCTGGCATCTCAACAGGCTGATGGCGTCGAGGTTCTCTTGCTCTATCACGCTCTCGCTGAGGCTTCAGATATAGTTCTTCTATTTCACGTTCAGTAAGTTGTGTGCCGGGCTGGAAATCTGTTTCACTTTGCCAATGACCACCCATATCACCCGGATGCTGTGACGGAACAAACGTGCTTTCTCTTTCAGGGGGCGGCTGAACTAAAGCCTGAACATCAGCAGGAGATAGGTCGCCAATATCAATAGGGCTTAATGACGGTGGTAAGTCTCTTCTGGGAATTGGTCCGAAATCGCGCCCACCACCACCAGCACCAGTCTCATCAAATGGATCAGCATCTCTGGCATGTTTTGTGGCTAACGCAGCAGCAGCGGCAGCAGCGGCGGCGGCTGGCCGACGCCATCGACTAGCTGCACTCGTAAAGGGCGCAATAGAACTTTCCCACATTGTGCCCGCTCTTTGTAATGCTGTACCAGGGACTCTTAATGCTGTACCAGGAGTTCCAGAACTAAGCAATCTTGACGCATCTGTAATTGGTCTAGCAGCACCACGGCCACGACTAAATAAACTGGCTAATCCTTTAAGTTTAGATAAGCCACCAAATATACCTGCGGGTGTAAAATTTGCTAAGAATTCACCACCAGTAAGAGGCTCTGCCATCCTGCCTTGTTCGTACTCTTCAGAGCCAATTTCTGGCATACCCATCTTTCTATTAAGTCGATTCTGAAGACTTGTTAGCCACCCACCGTCTTGATACCCCGGTATATACGTCATATTAACTTGTCTCTACGCCGAAGATGCTGAATGCTATTTCGTCTGCCGCTGAAGACCTAACGGTTATCACATCATTCTCGCTTAGGGTTATGCCAATGATTGTGAAAACAGAATCATTAGCGGCTAGGACTTTCCCGTAGTAGATGTAATGCTCATTCGCTACGGTTGCACCAGACGGACGCACCGCAATTCTAAAATTCGGCGTGTTCCCGGTGATATTGCAGGCAACAATCGAACTCACTGTAGTAACGGTATCATCCGGCACCGTATACAGGTCTGCGTTATTAGTATCCGCAGGAGCCGCTTGTCCCAGTACCTTTAAGGTATCAGCCATTACTAGCACCAAGCAATAAGAATTGATATTTACGAAGTGACAGTGAACTGTCGCTATCAGCTTGTATCTTCACAGCATGGATGTCACTGCTGACATCTTCAAAGTTCTGTTCGATAGTTCTACGAGACATACTCTCGTCGTATTCCTGATATTCCTGTGGTGCGCGATTAAGCGCACGATACGATTTGATGCTCATCGTCTACCATCCGTTCTGCCGTCTAACCGTACATAACCGACACGCCAACCGTATCCGGCTCCCGTACTCTGCACCTTCATAGACATCTGCCTAGCTCTGGCACGGATAAACGCTTCTCCCGTACTAGGTGTGATCGCCGCTGAAGCCACTGAGGACTGTGCCTCGCCGGGATAGTTGTGCCCGTTAATACTGATTGTAACCTCGTCTGTAGACTGGGCATCCCTGAAATGAACATCTGGAATCATTCTATGCAGGAACCAGAATTGATCCCCTTCGCCCATGTCCATATCACCTGTTTCGATATACGCCGTCATGGCAGATCCATCATCATCGTGACCATTTTCATGGCTATACAACAGATTAGAACGAATCTGCCTAATGTTACTGCCCCCTCCTGTGGCCGCAGTAGCAGTGTCCGCTATAGTGATGACATAGTTATCAGAATCTGTGACAGACACTACGGTATGCTGATCATTCAGCACCACAGTCGATAGACCGCCAACTGTCGATACACTGTCCCAAATAACTTCATCATCTGCCACTAACCCATGATCTTGAGCATAGATTGAGACATTGCTTGTAGCATTGGTGTTAGTGGTAATCGGATTTGCACTTAACGTGTCTTCTCGTATTGAAGACGCGAGTGGATAGGCTTTTGTACCAGCATGGCTCCATGCACCACGCACCAGCGTTCCGGTATACCAGATATTTTCGGCATAGTTGAAGATGACATACTTGTCGATTTCCCCATTACCAGACTCAGATGGATAGAACCACATGACTTCGGAGAAGTCCGTATTTGATCCCGAAACCACCTTGTAGGCTTGGCTATCGTCAAAGTCATCGAATATGGTGCCCAGAACAGGACAGGTAAGCCTTTGTGCCGTTCCGGTATAGGTATAGAATGCGCCCCGATCCATGAAATAGACTGTACCACCTGCGTTTACCGCTGCATTAGGTGATACCATCGACATACCCTTGGCTGTCTCCGTAAAGGAGAAATAGAAGGGGCTACCGATGTACCTCATGCTGACAATGCCACAATCGGTCCATATCAGGATCTCTTGGCGCGTCATTAACGCACCTACGATCTCCGAACAGGATGATATCTCCTGACCACCAGCACTGTTGGTCGATAGCGGTTGCCATACTCCAGCGGCTTCCGAACTTGACCATCTGACAAGCAATGGGTTGATCGTGGTTGCGCCAATCTCATTACAGCCAATCGCGATAACATGACGGGCAACATCCGACATCATCACTTGGTGGGCGGCTACGGGAGTGTAGTAGGTTCCGGCCTTATAGGTCGCGACTACTGAGGAGCCGCCACCTGTCGCACTACCACTAGCATTTGCACCACCAATATCTGCCGTGAACGTGGCTTTATTTGTAACGGAGGCTACCGTCATCTCTACATTCAGTCTTGCCGCACTTATTCCACCTATAGCCCCACTTACTCCAGATATGGTAACCGTATCCCCGGCAGTTGCTCCGTGACCACCTTTGTCGATGATCGTGACAACGGTAGAACCACTGGCAACCGTTACCGGATCGGTCGAAAGAGTCACGGTACGGCGCGTTACATTACTGAGTGCCGTGGCGACGATTGATGTACCTGCACTTGCATCCCAATAGTAGATATTTCCCTGTCTGACATTGGCAATCATATCATCACCAAAGTTCGCCATCGACCATAGACGCAACTGATTGGCTTGGCCTATACCCACACCAGATCCCCAAGTACCAGATCCCCAAGGATCTGCACTCCAACCGGATGCCCCCATATAAGTGTTGAGTCCGGTATTGATCTGGAATGCGGCAGTTACACTACCACCACCACCGCTCGCACCAGACGTTGCTTGTGTAGAGCATACAACCCGGAACTTGGTATCAGAATCAGCATCACTGGGATCACCAAGTGCGGCAATCCGGTGTGTTGTATTAAGTGCGCCTGTACCAATACCTCCCACGGCAGTTGCACCTGCGATAGTTACATAATCGCCCTTAACCGCTCCGTGGGCACTTGTCGTGTCTACAGTGACAACACTGGTTTCATCGACAGTTGTAATCTTATCCGTACCAAGGGTGATTGTGGTACGGGTAGGGGTAATATCGTAGTAAAGATCACCAAGATTTACATACAACTTCAGATTGGTCCCGACTCCGACATACTTGTCGCCAGAGTCGGTAACCCAGTCGTGGAGCTTTCTCGCGGTTCCCAGATAGGTTGCCGAAACGTACTTGGTCCAACCGCCGATCTTTTCCGCGAAGCCTTTACGAAAGCGTACTTTATCAGAATCGTACCAAGTACCCTCTGCGGAGTATCTTGTACCGTCCGTGAATAGCCCCGGCTTCGGGGCAATCTTCATAAAGGCCATAGCTGATTACTCTGGATCTTTGACCAAGAAATAAGGCTTCTCAGCATCCAGATCCCCGCCGATAACTGCTTGATCAGCAATACCAGCCGCTACAAGCGCGAACTGCACCTGAGTCTGCGCTTCCTGACTAGCCGCAAGCAGTTGCTTAAACAAATCCGCCTGTTGTACAGACAGATAAACCCTATTCCCATCCTTTTCATTCCAAGGAAGGCCGCTTTGTTGCGTCTCGCCGTTAGTTACCGGCTCTTGTGACGCTTGCGACTCTTTCTTTGAGGTTTGCTGTTTGTGTTTCGACTGATGCGAGGCGTTCGCCATGGGTATCTACCTTCTCGTCTAAACGGTTAACAATGCGCTCTATCTGAGCGAGGGACTGCTTGGCCCCATTCAAGCCTGCCTTCACGCCGCCATAGGCCGCGCCAGCGGCGGCAGGAATTGCGAGCAGGGACAGTAATGTAGCCATTTCAAGCTCCATTGTCCTCGTCCCACGGCATCGTGCGATTCGTTTCGCGTGTGGGGGAAACTTGCTCTTCTATATTCGCGTCTAATCGCAACTTCATTTCCGCGAGTTCGTCTTCGCCAATCTGCTCCTCTACCCATCCTTCAACATCGGATTCAGTGAGGTCAGCGTATTCGATCCACGAATCACCTTCCTCCCAGACAATAGAAGATGTGCCGATATTCTGTGCCGTGTGCCCATCACCGTCATCAGCATTATACCGCCAATGGACCGTGTAAACGATATCCGTGTGATCCTCTGCATCAGGCCCCAATTCTAAGTCGATAGCGTAAAACTGCCATGAATATGAGATAGCCATTATTCTTCTTCCTCTGGTTTCTCAGGCTCGACAATCACATGGCCGTCATCATCAGTCCAATTGGTGTCTAGTATATGTGGATCGCAGCGTTCTGCTACAACCATCCAGCTTACAGTGTCATCGGAGTCAGAATCAGCACAGGTAATCGAAAGCGTATTTCCCTCGACTGCACCCCTGACCGCATCCCAGCCAGAATCATTCTGAATGAAACACTGGGCATCACGGCACAGAACTTCAAAGGTGCCTTCACTCATGCCAGCGGCATCGTCCAGATCCACCTGTACCCATCCAGAAACAAGATCAGTGCTACCTCTGTAAATTAGGTCAGCTTGCGGGCCTTCAATGAAGCTGTGAACTAGGTGGTGGGTATCTTTTTTATCTGGTAGTGGATGGTCGATTTTGAATGAGCCAGAGCCTTTTGATAAGGCACCAGTACAATGAAAAGTGCCAGCGACTTCTAGCTTGTACGATGGAGAACTATCACCGATACCGACCCGATCATTGGCCTTGTCCATATAAATCAAGCCGCCACTGAGGCTCAAGTCAGTGTAGTGGCTGTTCGTTCTGTCGTAGCCGTAGATGCTCCACTTGGTATCTGTCCCAGCCTCAAAGTGAAGCACGTTTTCCAAGCCATTCGGGCCGTTGGAAAGATTGAATTCCTTACTCAGGTTGGCACCGATACCGATTTTACCGTCCGACAGAATCGTCATCCTAGTCGTTGGTGACCCTGACCCGTCAGCACTAGTGTTGAACGTCAACCTTCCCGGCGTATCATTCTCACCGGGGGTGCCGTCTATATAGGCAATGATGGAAGCCGCCGCATTACCCCGATCAACACCATCTGCGGCTACAAACATTATTGAGCCAAGAACATCATCGTCTTGGACGATTGTGTCAGAATTAACCGCTGTACCTCTGGACTTACCTAAAAACAGGTAAGGTCCACCAGCACCATTCTCGTTTCTGAACGCAGATAAACCAGCGTCAGAGCCAGTGGTTTCAACTTGAAGTTTAGGAGTTAATGTGTAGAGGACATCGGGTGTAACAGTTCCAAGAGTGAGAACACCAGATGTATTTAGAACGAATTTTGCGCTGGAGGCACTGCTTCCAGTTCCCATAAAGAATGGAGTGCCATCGCCCCAGTCATCGCTATCCTGCATCCCGATTGTCCAAGTGCTACTACCAGCAGTCTGGAAATTGACCTTCGCACCCTCAGTAGTCGCTGACCTGTCGATGTCTATAGACGCAGTAGAAGATGAATCAACAATGACCTTAGCCGCCGCCTTGGCGACTTCGATGTTACCAGCGGCAGTGAGGGCACCACCGACACCCAGAGTGCTATCGAACTGTACCGCCCCAGCATCCACCCAGAGTGCGTAGTTGGTCGCTCCTGATGCCGCTGTAGCGTCTGAGATATAAACGGTGGCGGCGTTCGTTACTGTTGCACTTCCACCAGTGATTGTCGGCGGAAGGAACCTCGCCCCATTCAACATGGCGTGGGTGCCACTTCCCGCTTCAACGATAGTCCCCGTGGAGACCATCATCGCACCTATCTCATCTGCATCCAGATTCAAGGTGGAGTTGATTTGGAACCCGATATTCGCCGTGGTTGAGCCTTGGATATAAAACTGTCGAGCAGAACTCACTGCCCCACCGAACGTATGAGGTCCGACACCAGAAACAATTAAGTCTTGAGTAATCGTGGTATCTTGATTCTCGTCTATTGTAATGGCTGGTGTTGTACCAACAGTTGAACCAAGGCCGATTTTCAGATCATCATCTGTATCGTCCAGTCCAACGTAATAGTCCTGTGCGGCACCATCGAATACGATTTTGGTATCTTCGGCTCCAGCATCACCAATAGTGAGTGTCGGAGTCGTTCCGGTCATCGTGATTCCAGCGGCGGCAGTAACAGCACCAGTAAGCGTACTCGCACCAGCCACGGTCAGGGTGCTACTCAACTCCAGATCAGCGAACGCATCCAGAACAGCCGCGCCAGCACCAGCACCATCAGTGAAGATTGCCGCGACCTTACCATTACCGATTGTAATGTTGGCCCCGGAACCCTGACTTATGATGATGTTCTGAGAACCACTTGTAGCGTTCTCAACGATCCAGAACTTGTTAACGGTATTTGGTAACAGAGAGATGGTACACGCTGAATCCAGTGTGCCCGTATACTTCATGTATATGGCACGACCTTCGTCAGCCGCACCGTCTGCTATGGTAGTGGTATGAGTGTCGGCATTGGTTGTAATGGATTCCGTGCCGGAACCGAACGCATCTGCTATAAGTTCTAGGTTCGTATTAGTGGAAGTACCCCAAGTACCCGATTCGGCACCTGTAGCAATTTCCTTCAGTCTCAGATTGTTGACATATGTAGCCATGTTCTATTCCTATAGCGTCCAAGTCCAAAGATGTATCAAGATAGGGCCAAGGGTATCCATGATACCATCAATCCCCCAACCGTAAGGCAGATCCCATTTTCCCGGCGTACCTTCCTTCGCATGGTGACGCCAGTCATAGACCTCCCTCGTTCCGTAAAGTGCAAGCGCGATACCTGATCCAATCCGTGCGCCCGTAACCACACTATCCGGCAGAATTACCGCCCAAAGTACAACGTAGAGCGTGATCAATGCCGCGATCAGCGCGTGATGTACCCATGTTGTCCATTCCTTACCACTCTTGAGAAAAGCAGGAAGACGAGGCTGTAGATACTTATTTGCCCACACATTGAATGTGGCAAAGTCATCTAGCAGTGCCGCCCACAGTATCACTGGTAAGTGAAGTGCAAGAACAAACCATGCAGTGCTACTTAGGATCATGTAATTATAGTCTCCCAACTAGGCGTCTGTGCGTCTGACAGATCCGACCAACTTGGTGTCTGTGAGTCGCTGACTGCCGCCCAATTTGGTGTTTGTGAGTCATCTATCTCCGCCCAAACAAGTACATTTCCTACTTCTCCTGTAGCGGCTAGTCCCGTTACGTCGATACTTACATCTACCGTCGTTGTAACGCTTCCTAACGCGCTCGTTCCTGCCAGCCCTGTAACAGTGACATTTCCATCTCCCGTCACCGTTACCGAACTCAATCCACCAGTTGCGGCAACTCCGGTTGGGCTAACATTTGCATCACCCGTTACCGTTACCGTACCAAGTGCGCTTGTCCCTGCCAGTCCCGTGACTGAGAGATTCGCATCACCTGTTACAGTTACTGAGCCAACTGCGCCCGTTCCCGCTAGTCCCGTCAGCGTAACATTTGCCGTACCTGTTACGGTAACGCTTCCTATACCGCCCGTAGCCGCCAAACCAGTGACAGTTACGTTCGCATCTCCGGTAGCTGTTACGGTTCCTACCGCCCCAGTACCAGCAATTCCTGTTACAGTTACATTCGCATCACCTGTTACAGTGACACTTCCTACCGCTCCTGTTGCCGCTAGACCCGTTACATCAACGGGAACTGGCTGGCCCCAAGGCCCGGAACCCCATGTTGAGCGGCCCCAACCAGTTACATTTGCCATACTACGCTATACGAATAATCGCGTTACTCGCATCTGCCGCAGGGAAAGCAATCGTGAACGTACCAGCAGTGGCCGTTTTCAATGCACCGAAATCTAGAATAACAACAGATGGATCACCGCTCGCACTATCATTAAAAATCATTGCACCCATAGCCGAAAACGTAGCAGTAGACCACGAAGTATCAGCAAAATCAGTATAGGCAGTCGTACTAGATGTCGTAGGATCTACACGAGTTAGTGAATTGCCTTTGGCAGAGTAGGCAGATCCTGCATCATTGCTAATCTCATTAGTAGCAGTATACGCCGTAGTGGCGGCAGTAAATGAAGCACTATCTGTGTACAATGCGATATTGAATGTACTTCCACCCGAAAGGAGGAAGTTGTGCTTTGCTTCCATCAATTCCTTTTTGAAAGAAGTACACATAAAATTTCCTGAAAATGCCATTATAGTTTCTCCACTGAATTAGCTAGATCATTATGACCTGCTGAACGTAATAGGGTGATTACCTTGGAGCGATCCTCTTTGATCGCTTCCTTGATATAATAGTTGAAAACATGGCGAATACGATCTTTGAAAGCCTTCGCCTGATCCACAATCAAGGGATGCGCGTCCTCGCCTATTGCAATAACCTGCTCCGTAGCACGGTCAGCCCAATGCTCCGGTCCCAGATTACAGTGTTCAGTAGTCGTTACGATCACATTCCCAATCTCACCGTTGATCATGCCACAGCCACCCTTATCGTACCATCACGATATTCATCACCAGTCATGCGACCTTCCGCTTGCATTTTCAGTAGATCCAACGCTTCCTGATACCTCTGCTGATACAACTGCATCATGTCCGCATCACCTTTCATATAGGTATATGCCTCCACGAGGGAGCCATAGAGCAGAACCGTGTCTGCGTTAGTACCAAGCCACGAAGGACTCGTATCAACAATGGAAACTGGCTGATAGTAGTAATGTAGTTCCGTCACATAGTTCGCATCAGGCGTAGGCCCGATAATGAACGAATCAACAGCAAAGGTCGCATAGTATTTGGGCGTACCCTTGGTAGATGCGTTTGGATACGTCGATCTGATAAAGTTTGAATCTTTATTCAATAAAAATATTTGGTTACTAGAACTTGTGATCGACAACGATAAGGGAAGCAGAAAGTCGGTAGGCATGGTTAAATACTGATTTCCATCCGTCAATGTACCTGCCACGTTCTTACGATTTACAGGCAGGTTAACCGAACGATAGATACGTTGTTCAGCTTGCTTTACAAACGTAGGAATTGCCGCAACAAAATTTGTTTCAGTATTGTTCGTGTAATCCTTGATAGCGGCTACAAGTTCAGCGTAGGTCATGTGGTCACCTTCACGATGCCCACCTGCCCATGTGCTATAAGGTTGCCTCCCCCACCTCCATTACCATTTCCAACTGGATTAAACGCAAACAGTCTTCTGCTGGTATCCTGTGCAATATCCGGTCGCGCATTCCTGAGAGCTTCGGGATCAGCATAATCACCAAGCCTACCTAAAAAGTTCTGCGGCTGATCTTCGTCCAACATATTTCTACCAACCATCAGCCCAGTCTTACGGCCAGCCTTAATCTGTGGCACGAGATCCTTGATCTTATACCTGAACCCAGTACGGTCGCAGAATCCGAAAGCATACTTCCCATTAGCATAACGAGCCATCAGGAATAACCTCCTGGCACAAAGTGCACAGAAGCTCTATCACGATCTTCCTGTTCTGCTAATTGCCATTGAAACTCATATTCGGCTTTAAGTTCAGGAGATCTTACAAAGGCTTCCGGGTATTTCTGTGAAATTCTGAATGCCAGTCCTGAAACCAACGCAGGAAGAAAGCGAGCAGGAACATCAGGATTAGTAGATCCCACCGCTCCCGTGTCTTCGATTCGTCTGATACGCTGATAGGCGAAGGTGTAGACCTTATCTGGTGTCGGCCATAGATACGCAACCGGAGCAGCACCCTGCTTATCAATGTAGATATTTACAGGACGCCCTTCGGTAAGCTTGTTGGGTATCGTGGAATATTGGGATACACTGAACCTCGAAAGGGGCTGATCATTCTGTGATGTGCCCGTTCCTGCGCGAATCCAATATTCGATAAGATCAATCGTATCTGCTGGTAGCGTGATTGTGGAAGTACTGGCTGTTGTGCTGGCAGTTCCTTGTTCCACGGTCCAGAAGTTGAGTCCGCGATTCGCCCATTCAAGACTCATCAGATTCAGAGAACGACGAGCCGTTTCGATATCGTAGCCTGTCTTGGACTGAAGGCCACATCTTTCAAACGCCTCTTCAATAACCTCTGCAATCTCAAGGTTGAATGTCGCAGTGCCTGATGTAGCCATTAGCTATCCCTAAATTTGTTCTTACATTGTGCTTTGAATGACCTAACCTTACCAGGCGTCAAAGAGCCATTACCGATCAGGCCACCACTTCTCATTTTTGCATAATTTTGAAGTGATGGATTTTTAGAAAGATTATTGGCAATCGCTTTCTTAATCATACCACCACCTGCATACTTCTGCTCCCAGTCTCTTGCAACTTCAGGTTCATTTGCCCATAGAAACTTTCTCTGCTTTTCACTCTTGAAGGGCATTAGAAAGCCCTCCAATTGGGATATTCTTTAGCAATATGGCTTGTATGAGCAACTTCTTCCTCATAATCGGGATAATTTTTAACTAATCTACTGTAGTATCCCCAATTATGATCTGCATCAGCCTTCTTCTTGGCGATCTCGTTGTATTCGGGAACGCTGCCTTTCTTACTTTCGGCCATTAGTAACTCTTTCTCAGAGCCAGCATGATGGTATATCGGTCACCGCTATCATCACCCGCAGTGGTGAATAAAATATCTCCCGTCTTGCCTGACCCAGCATTATTCGTAAGGGGTCCAGCCTGTCGGAAATCGTANAAACCATATCCGCTAAGAGTCCAGCAGAGAGCATTACTAGTGGCATCCCACAGAATATCTACGGTCATACCGGAGCAGTCATACCA